CTTGTTACTGTATCTTGTTCCGCATCTGTTGGCCTTCCTAGTCCTCTTATATTTAGATAACTAAATATTGAACTACTATTTATTTGTTGATTATCTCCCAACTCACTGTTTATATCGTAATCCGCTTCCATTTCCATCTGTGGTAATTTTACCTCGCTCATGTCCATACCTATATTTAACATGTTCATGTGTAATTTTCCTTGGTATAGTCTTACTGGACATTGAAATATATCCATTTGTACTTTATAACTTCCGAACAATGGCCCCGTTGTTGGTAACGTCTTTACATCTACATTTAGATCTATATCAAAGCTATCTCCTGGTAATCCTATTTCTGACATAAACGGAACTAATGTTCCACTTGCCATCGTTGATCTCCATACATATCCTAAATCATGGCTACTTCTACCATAATTTTTCATACTTATTTCTTGTTTGTTTCCCGCTCCTAAGCGGTCCCCTCCTAGTGTTGTTTTCATATTTATTTTTTATTTTGTTTTTTATTTACGTTTTCTTTTAATTCTCCTAGTATCATTATTACTTGTACCAGTCTATTCCATGTTATTTTTTTTATTTCTTTTTCTACTTCTTTTATACTTTCTTTATTTTCTGTTATTCTATATGATCCCATAGCCCCGAAGCTATTTTCTCCTATTGTTATTATTTCGAACGGTGTATTCTTTACATCTTTTCTCTTTATTGTTTCTTCACTTTTCAAAGAGTCCTCTTTGTCCGTTGTGCTTACATTCGTATGTAATTGTCTTACTTTTGTTTCTTCCATAATTTATTGTCGTTTTTATTTTACTATATGTTTTATTTGTTACTTCTTTTCTTGTTATTATTTCTCCTGTTTTTACATCTACGTAATCTATATACGTAGTTGTCCATTTTCTATTTCTGTATCCATCCATTTATTTAGTTTTATTAAGTTTTCTTTATTATGTACTTCTAACCTTTTTTTTGCGTACCACTTGCGTGCTATTTCTTCACTAAATATTTTTATTGCTTTTTTCTGAATTTCTATTATTATTTTTATTTTTTCTCCCTTCATTTTTGGGGAGTAGGGGAGTGACAGACTGTCACTTCTACCTCTGTTATTTTGTCTAGTTATCATAGTATTAATTATAAGACACTTTTTGTCTTCTACCTAACCACCTCATTATCAGTTCTTTACCGACTTTTCACCTATTTTCTGCTACTAATATACTTTTTTTTTTTTATTAGGCCTTATTTTATTTTTTAATTTGTGCGTGATTGGTGTTGTTGCTTTACGCAACACCATATCTATTGGCCTTTTTCCCATTCACTTTTTATTCTTTCTTCCTTTTTTAAATTTCTCCTTTTTTGTTCATATTTTTTTAACTCCCAGTTATATTCATCGTTTCCGTACCCCAGTCGCTCATTTTTTATTCTTTTCTCTCTTAATAGTTTATAATATTCTTCGTAACCTTTTTTTACATCTACTTTTACTCCATCTACCCATCTTTCTTCCTTATCTAATTTCTCTATCCATAATTTTTCCCTCTCTTCTTCTGTATATATCTTATTTCTGTAATATATTGGTAATCCTAGCTCGTGCCCTGATCTTGTTACATATGTTTCTTTTGTTTTCCCTTTTTTGTATTTATTCCTCTTACTATCTTCTCTATCTATATATTCCTTTCCTATTCCTTTACTTACGAACATCTTACTCATATATTCTTTATGTTTCGCGTCTACTTTACTTATATATTTTACTATATACCCCACTGTCTCATCGTTTACATAATGTTTTCCTTTTCCATTACCAAGTATTACATTCCCATACTTCCATTTTCTCTTAATATCTTCAAATTTTTTATCTGTCCATACTATTCCATGTATATGCAATCTCTCTGTATTTTTCCCCCCTATTTCTGTTACTAACCAATGTCTAATCGTTTTTTTATACTCCTTTCTCCAATTTTCTGTAAATCTTCTTACGCTTATTCTTGCCACTTCGTTATCTACGTCATATCCTTCTAATTCTTTTACTTCTTTTTCTAATTTTACTAATTCTTTATTGTTATATGTCAATGTTATAAACATTGCATTTTTATTTACTCTTAGGTCTTCCTGTAGTCTTATCTTCCACCCATTTGCCTTCTGTTTTCTGCACTCCATGCATTTTCCACACCCTACACTTACCCACTTTACCCTTTCATCGTAACATTGGGGGATCTCTCCCCCATTTTTTTTGTTACTCATGTATTTTCTATTCTGTATTATATTTGGGTATAGACACATTAGTATGGTGATCTTTGTCCCATTGCTCCATTTTGTTGTCTACTCCCTGTTCCCATTTTTGGCCCAAATTTTAATAAACTCATTAATGCACTTATTGATTTTACTCCTGCATTTACCCACATTTCTACCTTTCTCTGGTCTATGTTTGCCCATCCTAGTGCATCTTCTAACTCTCTCTTCAATGTTATTTCTAGAGATCTTTCATCATTGAATTTTTCGTTTATTCTGTTTTGGTCTCTCATTATATCTATTTTATCTTGATTTTGATTTAATGCTACACTCTCATTTATTATTCTCTCATCAGTCTGTTTTATTTCTTTCCATTTTTGTACTATCTGCTCAGTCATATACTTTATTTTTCTATCATTTAACTTTATATCACTTTTGCTTTCTAGTATTCTTTGTACACTTTCCAAGTTAGCTTGTATTTGTCCTTCTACCTTTGCATCTCTTATCTCGTCTGTTGTTTGTGCATTTGCTATCGCTTCCCTGAATTTTGCATTGTTTAATTGTATTTCTGACATCGCTCTTGCGAAATCTGTCGTATTTTTTATTTCTATATTTTTCTTCTGAACTCCTGCTAATTCACTTTGTGCATTTTGATAAGTTGTATTTGCTTCCGTATTATCTTTTCTGTATGTATCTATTGCATTTGCCTCACTTCTTGCCTTTTCTCCTTGTGCCGCCATTAGATCCATTTGTGCCCCCATCATTAACGCATTCATGTCCATATATGGCGCGTGTTTTGCATCTCCACTTGCTGCATTTCCTCCACTCATTCCAACTGACTGGCCTCCTGCTCCACCTCCTTTTCCATACATTAAGCTTGGATTCAATCCCGCTTCTTTCATTTTTTCTACTTGTTGTTTATAGTTCGTTTCATCCCAGAATCTTTTACTTAAATCGTACCCTTGTTGGTTCATTTTCCATTGTGCCTGATTTTGCATTCCCATTAATTCTTTTTGTCTGTCGTGTTGTTTACTATTTTGTATGTCTTGCCATTTCATATTTCCTGCTTGACTTGCTACTCCTATTACCATTCCTAGTGGATCCATTTTTTCTATTTTTTATTTATTTATATTTTTCGCGCTTTTTTAAAGCGTTACTTATTCTTGATCTTTATGTATAATTGCGTACTACCCTAGCAAATGGGGGGTTGCCCCCCCCTTTATTTATTTGCCTCCTGTCGCTGTTATAGACTCGTTTCCAACGTCTGCCTTCATCTCTACTATCTTGCCTTCTTTGTCGCTATCACCTGACTTTTTTTGACCTCTAGCATCTCTTCTTGCTTGTATGCTTCCGCTTACTTTATCCATTGCATCTGTTGCTATTTCCCATCTATCTGTCCTTATGTTATAAGCACTCAATACACCATCCTTTCTCTCTGTAAATATTTCAGGTGCTCCATCTGTTATCGGTTCCCCGTTATTTACTATCCTTTCAATTTTCCATTCTATTGGCTCTCCTTCTAATTTTTCTACACTTGTTAGTGTCGAAGGAATTTTTTTATTACTATATCTATACATCTTTATAAGTTTGGTATTACTTTTGCACTCATTTTTCTTCTTGCTCTATTTTTGACACCTATTTGTACCCAGAAATTTTGACTATCCAGTGATCCATCTGCAAATATGTTATTGTATTTACTTGGATCTATATATGTTGTTAGATCTCTTATTCCTGTTATATCCTTTTCGTATCTTCTGTTTAGTGTCATAAACATACTATTGTCTTCTTCTGCGAAGTGTCCTCTTGTTTGATTAACATTTGTCATGTAATTTATCCATGCTGGCTGTTTTCCTGCACTTTTATAAGTTATCTTACCCGCGCTATTAATCCCACTGTCGAACCACGCCATCTGATCGGTTAGGAGCGATTGGAACCCAATTTGGTCCATCTGAGGTTTATGAAAGTCATTCATTGTCTCTAAATTCACATCGAATTTATTCCCTTGACTGTAATCTATTTTAGGTGTTATTGATGCGATCCCAATTATATAACTCATTTCATCGCATTTCACTTTTATTTTTCCACCTTTATTTTTTTGAGTCAATCTTCCTCTACCTGCTAATGTTCCTAGTGGTTGTTGTTGTCCATTTACTAATGTATCTGAATTACTTACTACCTCTTCAAACGCTAGTTCTCTTATTAGACTTCCCATATATACTGGGTTTTCGTGCCCTTTTGCTCTTTCATGCGTATATGTTGCATCTAGCCAATCATCGTATGTTCCTCCGCTTAGTGCTATTCTGTTTAACATTTGATAAACTTTATATGCTAGATTTAATGAATCTATTGTGAATGCTCCTGTTGTTGTATCCACACTTGTTATTTCATTTATTCCGTTTGCACCATCTATCCATTCAGTACTGATCCAGTTATTGAATAAATCACTTTGATATGTTTTAATTCCTAACCCTTCTTGACTTGTTGTCTTGAAATACGGCCCTTCTTCTGTTAGTCCTGATCTTCCAAACGGTAATCCGTACGGCGCTATACTTGTCTTATTTACCTCAAATGCATTCGGATCTCTTACCGCTTCTAATATTTGCATTCTCATGTCATCTATATTATCT